GGAGAGTATACATTTAAGTTTGCTTATGGAAAGTTTGGTCTTTTTAATGCTTTTGAAGAAGTTGTAAAACCGATTCTTGCATTGACGTTGTTCTTTGGTATTGAAGCTCTCGGTGATGACTGGAATGGTCACTTATTAAATTCAGCTGCATCAAATATCAGAAATCCTGCTCCTACACACGCACAGTTTTTAGCTGAAAGAGTTGCGAGCGGAGTAAACACATTAAAAAATAAAAATAACTGGAGTACCTTGGCTGATGGTGATCTTGCTAAAGCTATGAAAGAAGCAAATGCTTTAATACAGTCTGCATTGGCTGAAGGCGCTCATAATGTTGCTACAAAAAACATATATAGAAACTGTTATATGTCTTGGGGCCGTTTTATGTTTGGACCTTTTAACTATGGAAAAATATCATATTTATTTGACCAAAAGAATATGGATTCTTACGGCTGGCCTACATTGGGACAATTTACAATAAGTGATATTAAGTCTATGAGACGCTCTACAACCCAGGCAATGATTTCACCACTTGTTAGAGGAGTTTAATAATGAGAAGCAGATATGATTTTATGAAAGAGTCAAACACAACAGATATTGACAATGAAAAGTTTCCAGATCCATTATCAACTACATTTAATGATATTCAGCTTACTAAAGTACCGCCTCGTGTAAAAGTAACAGATCCTGACATTACAAAGTTTTGGCTTTTTATGAATAAAAACTATGGGATTCAGGAGATGGACGATATCTTACTAAATATCAATGGAATTCACTATTTAGGTTCATTACGTCCAGGTGATACTCTGTATCTTATTGACTATAATGATATTGAAAAGTTTAATGAACAGAAATTAGGTGATGTGGAGGACTTCTAATGAAACTTATTCCAGGTGTTGTACCTGAAATACACAAGCCTGAATTACGCATTCTTGCTGGGATACTTCCAATACCAAATGATGCTGTTGAGTCGTTCGACTTCGTTGTTGATGAGTTTAGTCATTTACCTAGATGTGTAATACGCTTTAGTGACTTTGGTGAAAAAAGACTTGCAAGTATGGATGGCTTAGGCATAGGCGCTCCAATCACATTTAGCATTGTTGAAGCTGATGTTGCAAATAAAAAGTATAAAATTGGTAAAATGAAAAGTGGCCTTACGAATCTTGAACTTACTCCGCTTTCAATATCAAAAATACATTCATCTGGTGATGCAGGCAACTTAGGACACGTTGAGTTGTTGCTTGAACATCCTTGGAAAATGTTTATGGATTTTTCATCTCACACTTATGCTGGAGAAGCAAACTCTGAAATCATCAGAAAGTTGGTTGAAAATGCAGAAGGACGAGGATTTGACTTTGAAGACATAGACAGCAATATGTTCTTTTCTTCTGATGAAGATGGCTCAATCCCAAGATACAAATGTGGTGAAGGCGACTATGACTTCATCTTAAATCGTGTTTTACCATACACAACTATAAATAAATACCCAGCAGAGTTTTGGGTTGATGAGTTGAACAGAGTTCATCTTGATACATACAAAAATATGTATCAGTCTGATCCTAAGGCAGTTATATTCTTTGGAGCAGAAGGAGATGTTGATGATAATGTAATTGCTGCAGGTGCTTCAACAAATGGACTTGCTTTTGCAAAATCAAAACTTATTAAAATAGGTACTGATGATCCAAATGAAATCATTTCAATTATGAAGCCTTGTGTTTCTATTGATGATGTTTCGCATCTTTTAACTTACACAGGTAATTTGTTTCCAAAAATTGCAGGCGGCAAGTTTAAGAAAGGCCTTGCTGATAAGTCGCATATCCCTATTATGTTTGAGCCTATGGCAATGAACGATGCAACTGCAAAAAAAGTTTATCGTAATCGGCCATTGAGTGATTTGAAAGCTTTAGCAATGCGTGAACAGGAGCCTTTCAACTCTTTGTTCACAATCGAAGTTGAAACAACATTCTGTGGCAACTTGGTTCAAACGGGTGATAATGTTCAACTTTATGTTCCAAATGATAAAACACAAACGCCCCCTGCAAAGCACTGGGCAAATGGAAAATGGCACGTCCGTGCAATCCGCTATACTTATGATAGAGGAACATTACAAAACACTTTAACATTATGTCGTCCTTCATTTGACATAAACAAACTTAATACATCAGTTACAAACATTGATGACTATTATGCAGTAGGTATGGTGTTCGATAGATAAGAGGTTAATATAGAATTATGCATAGAATTGATGATGAACTTCATTTATATAGAGCTGTTATTGTTGATAATGTAAAGGCAGGCGATGACAGACTTCAGGTTAGAGTCCTTCCTTGGCAAGCAGAAGTAACAGGTGAAGATGAAGAAAACTTGCCAAAGTTTCCTCCTTTTATCAAAGGACAAGTTATAAGAGGCTATACTGAAAAAGACCCTGGACCTGAAGGTTTGCCAACGTCTGTTTGGGTTTTATCGAATGTTGACTTTAATTTTGGTTTTGTTCTTGGTCCTGTAAATGAATTCAACGGCGCTCTTAATGGCGCTTTAACAACATCTTGGAATTATCAAGGCGCAAAGTCAGTTCTTACATCTGCAGGTGGCATACCCAAAGACTTTCTTTATGAAGATTGTGAAATAAGAACGAATGAGTCACAAACATTCATTGACATTACTTCTTACAAAAGTCCTTTCCGTGTTATGATGACAGATAAAGGAACAATGTTTGTTATGAAAGAAACAGAAATCTATATGATGGCTCGTGCAGGTACAGAGCCTGGTGACCAAGCATCATACATCAGAATGACTCCAACAAAAGTTGAATGTAAAGCAAAAACATTCGACTTGTCAAAATCTGATGCAGTAATTTTAGGACACCACGGACTTAATGTTCTTGGTACATTCTCTGATACACCAGTCCCTTGTGAAGGAATTAACTTAACACCGTGCGGAAAAATAAAACTGTAAAGAAAGCAAAGAAACAAACTGCTGTAGCAAAAATGAAAGAAGAGTTTCGTATGACACCTGAGTGGTGGGCAATGCGAAGAGAACTTATTGCTGAGCAAAAGATTGACCCAGTTACAAAAGCTAAACTTTCTCCTAAGGCAAATTGCCATCATCTTGATAGTCGTAATGAGAACTATACAAGTACTGATAAGTCAAGATATCTTATGCTACAGCCATTGACCCATAAAGTCGTTCATTTCCTTTATCGCTTGTATAAAAAACAAGGAGAGCATCTTTTCGACACTCTCCGTGACATTTTCAAATTGATGGATAAAAACTCTACTGATTAGTCAACTAAACAGTCATTCACAGGATCATAAGTAAACTGAGTACCATCGTTAATCTGCATTGTAAAGTTGCCATCACTGTTCTTTACACAGTGCAAAACATCTTCAGGTTCAACTTCCCAGTCCATCAAAATACAAAAGTTTTCAACTGCGTCTTTTTCTTCATCGGCACCGGAAAACTGTTCATTCAACTTTTTCTTTCCTGCAATTAAAGCAACTCTTTCCTGTGCTTCTTTTAATGTAGGCTTGTCAATTTTCTTACCCTCACAAAAGAATTCTGTTGAATCCAACATTTCATAAACTTCATTTTTCTCAAAGTATTTACACAAAGCATCTGCAACACCTGAAAGAATAGTTTCTGCAAAAAACTTCAAAACCTTTTTCTTTTCGCTTTCACCCTCTTCTTCGCTTGCACGATACGCGTATTCTTCAGCGTAGGTTTTCATCAAGCGACTTGTGTGTACTTTTGCATCGTGATACACTTCATTAAGCTTGTATGTGTATTCCTGTCTTTCTGCCATTTTAATCTCCTAATAAAAATTAGTTGTCAAAAACACCAATGTAGCAGACGAGATTTACAGAATTGTTTGATAATGTCAATTCAACTTTATCGCCAGCATTTGGCATTTTAACACCCCTTAATTTTCAAGTTTTAGAAAGGTACACTTATAATTTTGGATTTTCATTTGGGTAGTTCTTCCAATATGAAGTTTTTACAACTCCTGGAACGAAAGCCCAAGCAAACTTATTTTGCATTGTTTTATTGTAAATAATATCAGGCGAAACATCCAAGTCTTTGCACATCGATGCAGCAATTAAAGGCGAACTGTATGCGCCTTTTGCTGTTCCCAATGCAATGTTTTTTGTTGCTTTTTTCAAGTCCTTGTTTGCTTCAAGCTTTTCAATTCTGCCTTCAGATTTTTCAACCTGAGCCTGAATCTTATCTTTCTTTTCTTTAAGTTTTTCAAGCTTTTCAGCAAGCATATCACCTGTGTAAACCTGCTTTGCAGTCTTAATGTCTTTTGCAATTTTCTTCAGCTGTTCAGTTGCCTTTTCCTTGCGTTTCTTTGCTGCTTCTTTTGCCTTTTTGATATTATCATCAGTTTTGTCCATCTGTGCAGAGAAGTTTTTTGCAACATTACGCTGATGATTAAGTTTTGTTGATACAACTAAACAAGCATTATCATACAGTGAACGAATTTTCCACTCAGGCATTCCTTTTGCAATTTTGCCTTCTGTCCAATACTGCTGCAAAGTTTCTGCAAGAAGTTTTGTTCCATAAGCAGTACGGAACAATTTTGCTGTACAGTATGGAATGCATTCTGAGAGGAAAGCATTTACTGTTCCTGAAGAAGCTTTATCAAAAAGTTTGTCCTTAGGCTTTTTACCTGCCATAACTTTTTGTAATGCTTCTGCTATCTCATCAGGCACCTCGAATGTGTTTTGGTACCTTACACTATCTTTTCCAAGAAAATCTAAAGTCAATTCGTACATATAATCCTCCGTCATAAATAATATAAAAGAAAATCATATAGAGTTCAAAAGTTTCTTATACTAATTTTATATGGAACAGAATCTTAGCAACAAGAAAATTAGTGGAATTTATATGATTATGAATAATATCAATGGTAAAGTCTACATCGGACAATCTGTTGATATATTAACAAGATGGTGGATGCATTTATGGCACGCTAGAAAAGGTGATGAAAACTTTTTATATAGGTCAATCAGAAAATATGGAGAAGAACACTTCTCATTCTCTATCTTAATGGAG